GGAACTAAAGATAGTTCAAGTCACTTGCCCGAATGCAGAAAAGGAAGACGGAGCCTGTCAAATCCCGCACATTGGTTGCGTCGTGTCTGAGTTTGCTTTCCGGTATGGGCTTGACTGCAATGCTGGTGTCTGTCCTGCTACGGAGAACATGGAAATCTGTTGGACGAGTGTGGGTAGTCAAACTGACATTGATTCAATGCAGCTTTGGTTCATGCCAGTCAATGATGATGTATTTGGAGCTTGGCTCAATACAAAAAACCCTGAACTATCTAGCTAGATAGCAGAGGTTCTTGGTCTTCCCCTTTTGGGAGGCTTGTAATCATGCCTAAAAGGTGACGTATATCAGCATGTTTTCCGACTTCAGAAACATTAAGCGAGTAGTGATTTTGTCGTCTTACTTTTGTCTTTGTAATTAGGTTGTTGTCAATCAAATCTTTGATGATATTTGTGACGACACCTTCACTTACATCAATGTAAACCGCCAATGCCCGCTGGGTTATTTCGGGATATTCCCCAAGTGTCACAAGTACTCGACCAGTAGTTGTTAATATTTTAACGCCAGGATTATTCCCTGACTCGTACTTGAGTGATTCCTTGGCGTTTATGTTGCTCAGGATTTCAGCCACTAAATGCTCAATCGCGCCTGGACCATTACCCCTTTTTAATAGGTCCTTTAATTCTTGCATGTATTTATCTGTATCCATATGTGCAACAATACACGACAACGGTGTGTTACTGTGTACCTAAGTTACACGGTTGTAGTACATTGTAATCTGGCGAAACCAAAACAAAGGATGTCAACTATGGGGGAATCAGTGTCTTCTAAGCTTTCGGAAAAGTTTAAAGTACTTGCCGAACAATCTTCTGCATACGATTGCAAAATTGCCAATATTTTTGCTTCGTTTGACGACGATGAGGGGAAAGAGTCTTTTGACCTGGTTCTGAGAAGCAATGCTTCTATGAGCGCAATTGCAAATGCCCTGAAGGAAGACGGGTTTGTTATTACCCGTCAATATATAACCCAAAAACGTAGGTGCTACCTAACCAACGATTCTTGCAAATGCAGAGGAATGGCTCCAAAATGAAATCGACCGGCTCAAAGATAAAGAACATGGCCACTCAAACTCGTTCCGATGAGCGAATCAAGTCAATGGCCGAATCAATCGCTAATCTCCTAGCGGAAAAGGGGATGGATGAGTCTGACCTAGATGCTTTTGGGGCACCGAAAGTAACCCATAGGGTCGTTACTGATGATGCAGGAAACTCAAAGTCAACAGTTACTACAGCAATTCAGCTTTCCCCGAAGTGGGAACAGGGTCCACAGTGGCCAATCGTCACGCCAGGACCGACAATACGGCTACAAAAGCCAAAGGCAAAACCTGCCAAGACAACTGGCTGGGAGAGCGCCCTGATTATTCCCGATATTCAGATTGGGTACTACCGAAAGTCAATGGATGCTTGGGACTTGGAACCAATCCATGATGAGAAGGCAATTGAGATTTCACTTGCTGTAGCACGGAAGTATCAACCAGACCAGATAATCATGGTTGGTGACAACTTGGACTTTGCTGAGTTTGGTTCGTTTGACACTGAGCCTGCATTTAAGCAAATGGTTCAGCCAACTATTGACCGAGGAACACTCCTATGTGCACAGTTCAGGGATGCTGCCCCTCATGCAAAGATAGTCTGGATTCAGGGCAACCATGAACAAAGATTGCCACGCTATCAAGTTAGAAACTTTGAAGCAGCCCATGGAATAACGGTTGGAAGGCTTCCCGATGAAGCGCGAGCGAACTATCCATTATTCTCGGTTCCTGTTGCTCTACGTATGGATGAATTTGATATCACTTATTTGAGTGGATACCCGGAGAATCGCTACTTCATCAACTCAAACCTAATGGTTGTTCACGGAGACAAGGTTGTTTCTAATAACTCAACCACCAAAAAGTACCTAGATAACGAACGTATATCCGTCATCTATGGACATATCCATCGTAACGAAGTTGCTTATAGAACAAGGGCTACAGAGGATGGACCGAGAACAATCATGGCTGCAAGCCCTGGATGTTTGTGCAGAATTGACGGAGCCGTACCATCTGCGAAATCTGGAAGAAACGATTTTGGTCTTCCGATATACAAGGGTGCAGAGAATTGGCAACAGGGTCTTGCAATGGTTCAGTATCAACCAAAGGGTGTTGGCGGAGAATACTTTAGTTACGAGCCAATGTGGATATTTGATGGTCGTGGAAACTTCCGTGGTGAGGAATATAAGGCAGACTAATGACAACAATCATCGGAATCCAAGGTGATGGCTTTGCTTTAGTTTGCACTGACTCACAGGTTTCCGATATTGACACACAGGGTTACGCAACGCAGATTGCAACCTTGCGTGAATCTGCTTCAAAAATAGCCAGCAATGGCAGGTACTTGCTAGGCGCGGCGGGCGATGTTCGAGCAATCAACATCCTGCATCATGCATTTACTCCCCCAACGGCACCAGCAAACCTAAAGGGGAAAAGGCTTGACCACTTCATGACGGTGAAATTCATACCAGCATTACGGGAATGCTTTGAAACTCAGGGTTATGCAATCCCCCAGAGTGATTCCTCGGAGCATATTGCCGAACAGGGTTCAAGCATTATCGTTGTAATCAATGGCATTATCTATGTGATTGACGGTACTTACTCGTGGTATTCAGATACAGCCGGCTTCTATGCCATAGGGACGGGCGCGCAATATGCATTAGGAGCTATAGCTTCTATGGTTCCGAAGGGAAAACTTACAATTGCTACTGCCAAAAAGATGGCGATAAAGGCAATTGCTATTGCTGCAAAGTTTGACCCATACACCGGGTTCCCGTACCATACCCAAATACAGGAAGCAGAAGTCAAACCAAGAGTTTAGTGAAACTGTTTAAGGCTTTAGTGAAATAACAGTTTCTGTATTCGGAGCAAGCTCCTCTTGGTCACGTTGATTACAAACGCACTCTTTGTTAGAGCAGTAGTAATAAGCGTCTTCATCAAAGCTGTGGATTCCTTCCATACACACACCATACACCAAGATGTTTTTGCTATGCCAAAACTTGATTAATAATGCTGCTTTAATATCTCTCGGTATCAAAAAGATACTTAAAACTGACGGAAATTGGTGATGTTTTAAATGGTAAATAAAAAATACATATCCACGAAACCGGTTAGCATACAATCAAAAGCGGATAAATCTGACTGGTTGGAAGTCGCTTCTTGCAAGGGTTTGACTCATTTGATGTTCCCAAAAGAACACAAGGACATCACCTATATTGCAACCGCTAGAGGGATATGTAAAGAGTGTCCATCCAAGAAACCGTGTCTTGAGTATGCACTCGAATTCCCACCAGCAGACATGCATGGAGTGTGGGCAGGACTTACTTCAAGGCAGTTAGCAGCCGAACAAAAGCGGCGCGGAGTAAAACCATGTAGGCCGACACTCGCTCAAATGTGGGGTGACTAATGGAAGCAAGACTCTGCTCCTGTATCAAGAAAAAAGTAATCCCATCAATGCCAGTGTGTGGTGAAAAGCTTGATGATTTTGATGACTGATTGGCTGGCGAGGTAGGGGTCGAACCTACGACAAGCGGATTAACAGTCCGCTGCTCTGCCAACTGAGCTACTCGCCAATATGCGCCTTGGGTAGGAATCGAACCTACGGCCAACAGATTAGAAGTCTGATGCTCTATCCCCTGAGCTACCAAGGCTTTAATGCTATTTAGAAGGTTCGCTAATCCTTCTAAACATTATGGTTGTCAAATGCACGCTGAGCGATTTGGTTTATCTCGTCGCTTAGTTCGTCACCCACACTGCTTGGATTGTCCCAACCTAGTTCATCCATCAGCCATACGGTCATCTCATAAACGGCACGTTCCAATAGGACTATCTGCTCTTTTTGTGACTTTGGGATAGGACCTAACTTATACTGTCCGGATTCCCACGCAGTTTTTGATGTGTATGTATATGTCATTTCTTCCCCTCGATGGTAATTGACTTAATCTTCTCAACTGGTATCCAGTGTTCACGGAGCAGTCCATCTTCTGGTGTTTTGAGCCAGTGGCGATACTCGGTAACTACTTGATTCTCTGTGAAGGCAATAACCCTTTCTTTATAATAGGGGTAATTGTCTTTGTTAATAATGGTTACGACTTTGCCGATGTACGGCTCAATGTCTTTTTGGGTTAATGTTTTCATATTCAAATCCTATAGGGACTTTACAATTATTGAAACTCTTCTGGCAATTTGCTATATGTCTTATGCCAGCCATCCTCGTCAGGGCAGTAGACGAGATGAGTGGCGGCACGACTTTCGCAGAACTCGCAGAACCCAGAGTTCGCTAAACCAATAGCGATGTCCTTCCAGTAGTCACGTTCGTCCTCGGTCTCCTTGAGTTGCCGGAATGCCAGCATGTTCATGGAGATGACTTTGGTTTTGTCCATACGCTCATCCATGGCGATATCCAGTCAATAGAACGGCGGCGGGCATTAAAGCAAGGGTTAAGCGGTTCATGGTGATTCCCTTCAATGGAGTAGTGAGTAAGAGAGACATTACCTAGAGGACTCTAATATTACAAGTACGGCAGAACTCCATGCCATCAATATTCTCCAGAACCATATTGCACTTCCTCTTCCCACAGGGAGTACAGATAGGTTCCCCATAGAGAAGGGCTTGAAGTCTTGTCTGGTCATCAGCAAGGGAGAACTGTCCGGGTCCTGGCTCAGGAATCCCACGTTCCTCGTCAATAAAGCGAAGTACAGCATAGAGCACCAAACGATTCAGGCTCCAAGAACGGGCGGCGGCATATTCAAGAATCTTGTGCTTCTGAGTCCCAGTTACTCGTAGTAGGAGAGAGTAGTACCTATCTGGTCTAGAAGGGATAGAAGGCTTACGACCCATCTCTAACCATGAGCATCATCAGGTACTCAGTGATAGACATATCGTAATTGTCAGATTTCTCTATGAGCATTACCTTCTCGGCTCTCTTGATACGGAGAGTCAGGGTAGTTACTTCCTTGACGGGAACTACTGGCTTACGACCTGTACGTTTCTTCATGGTTACTCCTTTGCCCAATACTCGCCACAATAGTCGTAACTAGAGGTAATCGGTTGTTCAAATGAAAGTTTATTTTCAATGACTATAGAGAAAGGGGGATAGCGCCTACAGATTCCAAGGTTGTCTAAGGGATTGGGAACCACTGAATCCCAGAACTTGCAGTTACCACACTCCCCGAATACAGCAGTAGCGATGTCCATATCAGGATATACCCAGACGAAGTAGGTGGATAAGCACCCAGAGTGAGTAACCACGGAGAGTGATAGCAAAGGCACATATAACTAGGAGAATAAGAATGATGGTGAAAGTGACCCTTTGCGTCCGTCTTTTTCCAAATTCTCTGAGTCTTGTCATTGTAATTTGAGTCGTTCCCGTAGATGGAGTTCGCATACTCTCTCATACGTGGCAATGAACAGCTCTCTGTCCCCGTTGGTGTGGAGCTCGTAGGCCTGATTGCCGATATCCGCCACCGTCAACCTGATGACTTCATGTACGGGTATCTCCTCATAGATGCCGGAGTGAGCATTCTTGGCTAACTGTTGGAGTGTTCCCCATGCTGCTAACCCTGAGGGAATCTTGTCCCCCTGCTTTTCGATGATGGCTCTACGGATATTCCCAGGTGTGGGCATCT